TGCCACTGGAAGCGCTGATAAGCTTCGCCCGCACCGGCGACACCGTGGTGGTGCATAGCATGGATCGCCTGGCGCGCAATCTCGATGATTTGCGCCGGATCGTGCAAACGCTGACACAACGCGGCGTGCATATCGAATTCGTCAAGGAACACCTCAGTTTTACTGGCGAAGACTCTCCGATGGCGAACCTGATGCTCTCGGTGATGGGCGCGTTCGCCGAGTTCGAGCGCGCCCTGATCCGCGAGCGTCAGCGCGAGGGTATTGCGCTCGCCAAGCAACGCGGGGCTTACCGTGGCAGGAAGAAATCCCTGTCGTCTGAGCGTATTGCCGAACTGCGCCAACGTGTCGAGGCTGGCGAGCAAAAGACCAAGCTTGCTCGTGAATTCGGAATCAGTCGCGAAACCCTGTATCAATACTTGAGAACGGATCAGTAAATATGCCACGTCGTTCCATCCTGTCCGCCGCCGAGCGGGAAAGCCTGCTGGCGTTGCCGGACTCCAAGGACGACCTGATCCGACATTACACATTCAACGATACCGACCTCTCGATCATCCGACAGCGGCGCGGGCCAGCCAATCGGCTGGGCTTCGCGGTGCAGCTCTGTTACCTGCGCTTTCCCGGCGTCATCCTGGGCGTCGATGAACTACCGTTCCCGCCCTTGTTGAAGCTGGTCGCCGACCAGCTCAAGGTCGGCGTCGAAAGCTGGAACGAGTACGGCCAGCGGGAGCAGACCCGGCGCGAGCACCTGAGCGAGCTGCAAACCGTGTTCGGTTTCCGGCCCTTCACCATGAGCCATTACCGGCAGGCCGTCCAGATGCTGACCGAGCTGGCGATGCAAACCGACAAAGGCATCGTGCTGGCCAGCGCCTTGATCGGGCACCTGCGGCGGCAGTCGGTCATTCTGCCCGCCCTCAACGCCGTCGAGCGGGCGAGTGCCGAGGCGATCACCCGTGCTAACCGGCGCATCTACGACGCCTTGGCCGAACCACTGGCGGACGCGCATCGCCGCCGCCTCGACGATCTGCTCAAGCGCCGGGACAACGGCAAGACGACCTGGTTGGCTTGGTTGCGCCAGTCTCCGGCCAAGCCAAATTCGCGGCATATGCTGGAACACATCGAACGCCTCAAGGCATGGCAGGCACTCGATCTGCCTACCGGCATCGAGCGGCTGGTTCACCAGAACCGCCTGCTCAAGATTGCCCGCGAGGGCGGCCAGATGACACCCGCCGACCTGGCCAAATTCGAGCCGCAACGGCGCTACGCCACTCTCGTGGCGCTGGCCACCGAGGGCATGGCCACCGTCACCGACGAAATCATCGACCTGCACGACCGCATCCTGGGTAAGCTGTTTAACGCTGCCAAGAATAAGCATCAGCAGCAGTTCCAGGCGTCAGGCAAGGCCATCAACGCCAAGGTACGTCTGTACGGGCGCATCGGTCAGGCGCTGATCGACGCCAAGCAATCAGGCCGCGATGCGTTTGCCGCCATCGAGGCCGTCATGTCCTGGGATTCCTTTGCCGAGAGCGTCACCGAGGCGCAGAAGCTCGCGCAACCCGATGACTTCGATTTCCTGCATCGCATCGGCGAGAGCTACGCCACCCTGCGCCGCTATGCACCGGAATTCCTTGCCGTGCTCAAGCTGCGGGCCGCGCCCGCCGCCAAAAACGTGCTTGATGCCATTGAGGTGCTGCGCGGCATGAACACCGACAACGCCCGCAAGCTGCCAGCCGATGCACCGACCGGCTTCATCAAGCCGCGCTGGCAGAAACTGGTGATGACCGACGCCGGCATCGACCGGCGCTACTACGAACTGTGCGCGCTGTCCGAGTTGAAGAACTCCCTGCGCTCGGGCGACATCTGGGTGCAGGGTTCACGCCAGTTCAAGGACTTCGAGGACTACCTGGTACCGCCCGAGAAGTTCACCAGCCTCAAGCAGTCCAGCGAATTGCCGCTGGCCGTGGCCACCGACTGCGAACAATATCTGCATGAGCGGCTGACGCTGCTGGAAGCACAACTTGCCACCGTCAACCGCATGGCGGCAGCCAACGACCTGCCGGATGCCATCATCACCGAGTCGGGCTTGAAGATCACGCCGCTGGATGCGGCGGTGCCCGACACCGCGCAGGCGCTGATAGACCAGACAGCCATGGTCCTGCCGCACGTCAAGATCACCGAACTGCTGCTCGAAGTCGATGAGTGGACGGGCTTCACCCGGCACTTCACGCACTTGAAATCGGGCGATCTGGCCAAGGACAAGAACCTGTTGTTGACCACGATCCTGGCCGACGCGATCAACCTGGGCCTGACCAAGATGGCCGAGTCCTGCCCCGGCACGACCTACGCGAAGCTCGCTTGGCTGCAAGCCTGGCATACCCGCGACGAAACGTACTCGACAGCGTTGGCTGAACTGGTCAACGCTCAGTTTCGGCATCCCTTTGCCGGGCACTGGGGCGATGGCACCACATCATCATCGGACGGACAGAATTTCCGAACCGCTAGCAAGGCAAAGAGCACGGGGCACATCAACCCAAAATATGGCAGCAGCCCAGGACGGACTTTCTACACCCACATCTCCGACCAATACGCGCCATTCCACACCAAGGTGGTCAATGTCGGCCTGCGCGACTCAACCTACGTGCTCGACGGCCTGCTGTACCACGAATCCGACCTGCGGATCGAGGAGCACTACACCGACACGGCGGGCTTCACCGATCACGTCTTCGCCCTGATGCACCTCTTGGGCTTCCGCTTCGCGCCGCGCATCCGCGACCTGGGCGACACCAAGCTCTACATCCCGAAGGGCGATGCCGCCTATGACGCGCTCAAGCCGATGATCGGCGGCACGCTCAACATCAAGCACGTCCGCGCCCATTGGGACGAAATCCTGCGGCTGGCCACCTCGATCAAGCAGGGCACGGTGACGGCCTCGCTGATGCTCAGGAAACTCGGCAGCTACCCGCGCCAGAACGGCTTGGCCGTCGCGCTGCGCGAGTTGGGCCGCATCGAGCGCACGCTGTTCATCCTCGACTGGCTGCAAAGCGTCGAGCTACGCCGCCGCGTGCATGCCGGGCTGAACAAGGGCGAGGCGCGCAATGCGCTGGCCCGTGCCGTGTTCTTCAACCGCCTTGGTGAAATCCGTGACCGCAGTTTCGAGCAGCAGCGCTACCGGGCCAGCGGCCTCAACCTGGTGACGGCGGCCATCGTGCTGTGGAACACGGTCTACCTGGAGCGTGCGGCGCATGCGTTGCGCGGCAATGGTCATGCCGTCGATGACTCGCTATTGCAGTACCTGTCGCCACTCGGCTGGGAGCACATCAACCTGACCGGTGATTACCTATGGCGCAGCAGCGCCAAGATCGGCGCGGGGAAGTTCAGGCCGCTACGGCCTCTGCAACCGGCTTAGCGTGCTTTATTTTCCGTTTTCTGAGACGACCCCTAATTGGTTGCTATAATTGAGCCGCAGTTTTTGTCAACTACGAAGACGTTGCCATTACTTAACTCCTTGACATCATTGGCGGCCATCAGGCCGCCTTTTTTTTGCCATATGAAAACAATCGAACAAAAAATTGAACAGCACCGTAAGTGGCAGAAGGCAGCCAGAGAACGAGCGATCGCTCGGCAACGGGAGAAGTTGGCTGATCCGGCCTGGCGAGAATCTCAATATCAGAAAATGCGGAATACTATCGACCGCCGTATCGCTAAACAGAAAGAGCGCCCACCAGCCAGCAAAACGCGGAAAAGCGCGGTAAAAATAAAATCTCGTGGCTTGAAGGGACGAACACCGACGGCGGAGGAGCGGCGCATAGCCAATGCTCTTGGCGCTCTCCCCTGCATTGCCTGCTATATGCATGGAGTAATATCTGAAGAGGTGTCTCTGCACCATATCTCCGGTCGTACCGCGCCTGGTTGTCACAAAAAGCAATTGCCACTTTGTAGATGGCACCACCAGCATGCAGCACCGGCTGAAGTAAGAGAAAAATACCCCTGGCTGGTCCCTGTTCATGCCGATGGTGTGGTTGGAGGCAAGAAAGAATTCACCTTGCTGAACAAGTCAGAGATGGAGTTGCTGGCTGACGCCTATGAGATGGCAAACATCATGCACTAATAAATATATTATTTTTAATCTGAAATAATTGACAACTGACAAGTGACTTCAGTCAGAATCATCACATGCCCGGTACGGATGGATCCCTTTTCAAATATTCCATGGACGGCACAGTCTGAGTACCGGGCGCTACCTTCAGTTGTATTGCTAAGCCGCCGCTGGTGGCTTTTCTTTTTTATAAGGGGCGCTATGGATAAGAAAATATGCGTTGTTTCGATGAGCGTCGGCAAACCGGCGTCAATGACTGCCGCATGGATCAACAATGAGCTGATAATGGCTGAGCGGACCAGCTACCCTGAACGCCGCCGCGATATGGAACTCCAACTGCTGCGCGAATTGCGAGAAAAAGAGGAAAAGGGTTTTATCGTGCTGGTGGAAGAGGAAAACAGCTTTATTACCGGTCGAGTTGGCCAGCGTGTAAGGTTGCGTGATCCCTTCATGAACGGCAGACCGGTACTGATTGAAGCAATGCAGATTTACAAGGAATTGGAACGCCAGAAAGCGATCAAGTTACCGCGCAAGGAATCCGGCAAATACATCCTCCACCAAAGCATCTTCGATTCCGAACATGACAAAAAAGGCGATGAATTTTTCAACATCAACTGGAGCGAAATAACGACAGAGCATGTTCTGACGTTACTATGTTGCTTTGCGACGGAATACAACAACGTTGCCAGCGACGACTACATCAGGGCAATGGCTGGAGAAGTTGAGGCACACCAGGAACCATCGTTACTAAACCCTCTCATTAACATAATTCGGGGCACACAGAGACTTGCAGAAAAAAGAGTTCCTCATGGAATCTTAACTGGAGAGGGGAACTATTTTTAACGGCCTAAACGCCACTTCTTTCAGGTCGTGTAGGATGTCAAAAAAGGAGGTTTTCACCTCCTTTTAAACTAGAATTATGGTAATGCGCTCTTGATTAACTGATAAATATCATCATTAGCAAACTGCGTTCTGAATTCAACTTTAACAGACTGACTTATTTGATTGAAAAGCGCTTGGGCATGTTCAATTTTCCGTTTTTCTTCAAGCCGTAAACTATCCTTACTATCTACGTTTTTTGTTTCAATGATAAAATTAAGATAATCACCTTCCGCTGTTTTTACAACATAAGCAAAATCGGGTGAGTAAGTGTATCCACCAGCTACCGGGATCTTAATAGAATTCTTCGGTATCTTTGAAAAAACAACAACAGACTGGATCTCTCTATCTGTTATATTACGCCTTTCAAGCTCTGAATCATAAAAAACTTCTTCAAAAAGATAAGTATCTAATGGTGCTTTTGCATTATCCTGCAATACACCAAGATCACTTGATAATACCTCGCCTAGAGGATTACCATCAGCATTTGTGAACTTTGTAGGATGAATTGAACCCGAAATCAAATTATATCCGAGGCTGAATTTATTAAACGAATTGTTCAACAAATACTTACTAAAACCAGATTTAATTTTTCTGATTGTTTGAATATTAAGGTATTCAGTGATATTAATAGTGTCTTTTATATCACAAAAAACTTTATGTAAAGTACCGTGTTTAACAAAAATAGTCTGTGATAAGTTATCGAGAAACTCTCGATAGCTCATTGTGTTCAGCTTAGCAAAGTCATCGTCATCACTGACAATGCTTTTCGACATTGCCATATCATTGTGGATGTAAATTTTATCAATGCGAGTATGAACGCCTGATTTGGTAAATCGTTCTGTTTCTTCGAGCATGAATGACTTGAAAATGGATAAAAATTCACTTTCACTGTTTATTTTGTACTCAATCACCGCTTTTTGATTGATCAAATCCCATAGTTCTTTCAGCTCACTGAACTTACCAACACGCATTTTAGTGCGTCTTTTTCCATCAGTAGCTTTTTTGATTTTACCAGGTTTCACTCCTATAGGGAATGCTGCTGGATATTTGGATTTTAAGCGGCTATAGGCATCTGAATCTTTGAAATTATCATTGTCATCAATGATTTCATCATTGAAAAGTTCATTCATTAGTGCTCTGGATGAAAGCTCAGGATACTGAGCCATGATTTGTTCCTTAAGCTCTTGAGTAAACTTACTTGGAACTCTTTCTTTGAAAGAACTCTCGTTGACCTCTTTAACAAGTGAGTCAACAAAATCCTTTTCTGTAAAATCAACATAATATTTAAGGGTAAAATTGCGGTCTTTCACTCGACACATGTATTCATTCACAGGAAGACGCAAACCGCGCCCTACCTCTTGAAGCTTAGATGTGGTACTACCGCTCGAACGGAGCTTACAGATCTGAAAAACATTAGGATTATCCCACCCCTCACGCAACGTCCATTTTGAGAAAATAAACCGACGGGGATTATCTAAAGACAGCAAAAGCTCTTTGTCATGAAGGATTTCGTTGATTTCCTGCTCGATTTTATCATCCTTATCACTGTTATCTTTTGAGAAATAACCACCATGAACGGAAGATATATTTGTGACTGTTTTTTCAAGATAGTTTTTATAAAACGCATCTTGCTCTGTTTTTAACAGTTCATTAGCTTCTGCCAGAACGTATTCTTCGAATTTGGTCTTCAGGCTTCCGGAAATATCATTACCGTCACGATAGCCTTCAATATCGTCAATAAAGAAAAGAGTAAGAGGCTTTATGCGTGGCCTTTGTGTCAGAAGTTCTTTTTCTAACTTAAAGTGTTCTTTGACAGCCTTACGCATCATGTTATCAGCGAGTGTCTGATCGTAAGAATAGGGATTTATTGAGCTACCAATCTTCAACTCAATACCATTACTCAACACTGCTGTGCTCTTGTTTAAAGCATCAAGAGTTAAATCATGGATCGCACTATGCGTCTTAGACAGTGATTCACCTTTAGCTAACTTAAACGATTTTTTGTTGTTGTTTTCATTCAGTTCAAATGTAGCTTCCTTTCCGTCAGATTTGACGAATTTGAGGTTTGCGTTACCATCGCCGACTATATCCTCAATATATGCATCAATACCTTTAACGAGATCATCGTTAAATGCGTCCACGGCTGTAAGACGATAAACCAGGTTCTTATAGCCTTCGCTAAAGGTTGCGCCATAGCGGATAATATATTGTGCGTTAAATTTCTCTATGTTTTCCCATGTTTTTTTACCAGTAGGAAATCTATGTGGTTCGTCAATGATGATAAATGGTTTTACAGCTCTGAGCGCGTCAACTGGAGTATTAAACTGATTATCAAGCAAGCCAGTATCGTAAGTATCCGTTAAAGACTTAGAGTTGATCATTCCTGAGTTAATAACAAGAACGTGTATATATTTTTTATTGAAGTTACTTGCTTCAACAAAATCATGTATAGCCTGAGGCATATACGATTTTGTATTTTTGCCAGCGTTTTTCTGACTTTCAACAACGTAAGTTCTCAGCTCACGCTTGTAATCATCCCGGAAGTGTTCTTTTAAAGCATCACTTTTTAAAAAGTTAACGGTTCCGGCCTTGATAGATAGAGTCGGAACAATGATGATAAACTTGTTAATACCAAATGATTTATTCAGGTCAAAAATAGTTTTGATATAGGTGTACGTCTTGCCTGTACCTGTCTCCATAGAAACATCAATGATGTTGCTTTTAGCATTGTGATTATCTTTTGAGTGCGCAATACCATTGAACGCCTGAACATTTTTTATATTGTTGTAGTATTGTTGTTCAGACAGCTTCAGTTCAGGATTAGCTAAAAGGCGAACAGCAACATTATCCGTCAGGTGAGGTGTTGCGGAAACAAAAACATTCATCACCGCATCGACTCCTGCTTTCTGATGCGGCAAGTTCTTTTCGAGAGTGAACCCTTTTGACATGATTAGTTCCTCACCACCAAATCTAACTCAATAGATTTTTTATTAGCATAACTTTTTAGTGCTTCATTGAGTTCCATTTGCTTTGCGCTTTCAAAATTGCTGCCATAAAACACGACTTTGTTTGGAGCAAAGTCTTTGTCTGAATCCACCTTTTGAAGTAACGCTTTCAATGCTTCGCTAGTAAAATTAGGTGCAATCAAATACAGACGACCATCGCACAAATGTGCTTTGTAGCCACCAAGATCAACATCTTCAATAGGTGTTGTTAGCAAACTGCCATCATACAGGCACCATGTAGTTAATAGAGTGTCATATTGTTCAGGCGTCAAGACAACATCATCAAAGAATGTATGATTAGACAGTGTAAGTTCTGATTCGTCTTTAGCGCGAAAATCTGGCATTAGTTGATATACCTTAAACCCCTGATCCCTATTTTTTTTAGACGCCCTAATTAAACGCTCCTTTGTTAAGTCAAATATTGTATTATAGCCATGCTTCATGGCATCAGATTTATCTTTTGTAGGTTCATCTAGTTGAACTGTAATAAACTGATACGACGTTTTATTTTTGTTATTCAAATTAAAAACTGTATGCGCTGTAGTTCCTGACCCAGCAAAAAAATCCAAAACAATACCCTCTCCATCACATGCAAAAGATATTAAATCTTCTACTAATTTTATAGTTTTAGCATTTGTGAATGGTTGAGTCATTTCTGGGAACAGCTCTTTAAGTTCGTTCGTTGCAACACGCCCATCAAGATGGATAACGGAGCTTAATTTCTGTTTGTAATCCTTAGCATAAACTTTTAGTTCTATAATTTTGTTTTCATCATCACCGAAGATGATCTTTTCTTCAGACAGAAGCCTATCCATTGTATCTAATGGAAAACGATATCCCATAAGAGGTTGTTTGCATGGCTTCTTAGTTTTTGGATGTATAATATCATATCTGTAACCCTCTTTTCCGGGGTTGTGGACGCTCTGACTACCAGTATAGATGCCGTCTTTGTCTATATATTTGTATCGGTCAAGAGGCCATAATTCAGATCTGTGTTCACGAAACCACTGGGTATATTTTTCCTGAAGTTCATTGCCAGTGTATTTTGATGCAAATTCTTCACCTATGTTGACAAGTAAGTTTTTTACATCGGAGATATTAGATTTCCACTCACTTATAAGCTGCTCTTTGTTTTTTGTGTAAACAATAATATATTCATGCTCTACAGCGATATTTGAAGGGTTGTTATCAGTTGCATTTTTCCATACTAGATCCCCAACATGGTTTTGCTCACCAAAGATCTCGTCGCAAACTAGTTTTAATTGACTGAACTCATTATGGTCAATAGAAATAAAAATAGTCCCGTCTTCTCTCATTAATTCACGAGCAATATAAAGGCGTGGGTAAATGAATGTCAGCCATGCACTATGACTGCTTGACCCCTTGGTGGTAAATTCTAATATGCGTTTAGCCTCATCGAGGTCGATGCCTGCTAGTTCAGAAAGCTGCTCAGGTGTAAATTTGCGATCATCATTATAAACGAACCCATCCTTACCTGTATTGTATGGTGGGTCAATGTAAATCATCTTCACCTTTTCAGCGTAAGCATTAACCATATGCTTCAATACTTCGAGATTATCCCCTTTGATTAACAGGTGTTGACTGTTCTTGTTCTCTTCTTGTTGGTTATGAGTTTTATCTTCTGCCAACAACGTTTTCGGTGGTAGATTGGCCAACAAACGGGCATAAGATTTACCCAGCCAGTTCAAGCTGTATGATTCTTTAGAGAGTTCAACTTCCGATGCCCTAATAATCTCAAGCAATTTTTCTTGAATGAAGGCTCCGTTTTTATCAAAACACTGAGGGAAATTAGCTTTCAACACAGCCAGTTGCTTGCTGTTAGCCGTTTCTACTTCGGAAAAAATCGTTTCTTTTTTCATATCCATTTTAAACCAGATCATTTAGCAACAAAGCGCCGCCTCCCCAGCCCACTAGAGCCAGAAGTTGTCACACTTATACGAGGGCACTATCACTATCTATATGTTTGAATAATCGTGTTTCTTTGAGCGATGCTCGGCGAGCAAACAGCCATTATTTGGGGAAGTTTAATCCGCATTGAGAAGCAATGCATTATCTATGATGATCTGCTCCCATTCTTCGAATGCCCGATCGCGGACGCCCTGGGGAACGCTGTTAGTTTTGAAATCGACGACCGTACGCCATTTCCCGTCCGGACGGTACATGCGCAGAGCTTTACTTCCCCCCTCCCTGCGCACCTCAACGTTATGCTTATCAGCAAACTCTTGTAATGCTCGTAGCGTCCCATGCTTTACTGTGTAGTATCGCTTTTTCAAGTTTTCTCTCCAGCCTGTGCTAAGGCTTCAACTTCCAAATCGTAAGACTCAAACTCATAGTCCTGGTCGTCAACCTCTTCAGGTACTGGCAGTAAATGCCAGGCTGAGTATATCTGACCATTATCAAAACGCTCCTGGCTGTAGAGCGTCGCGGCTATGAGCGTCAGCGCCGGGCGGTCATAACGGTAAATTTTGCGAACGTCACGGTCAACGAGACGACCGAAATTACCATAACCGCGCTCCAGTAATAATTTTTTAATTTCCGGCCAGTATGGACCATAGCTGCGGTACAGGCGGGGATTTTTCAGTAATCGCCCGCGTAGCCCTGACAGGAAGAAATCAACGTATTCGTCTTCTGTCTTTCCTAACAACGCTGTACGGAGTACCGCCTCAAGATATGTTTTATTCGGTTTTATTGTATCAGATAGTGTGGCCATATTATGCGACGCCCGGCGAACCGGGCGCTCCTGTTATGCGTATTGTTGGATGACGGCCAGAACGTCCGCCACGTTGTGTTTTGTCTCGATAATCCACCAGTTACCCGGGAAATCGCTGTTCTTCGCCTTCGCTGGCAGCCAGCGAGCGCCGAATTTCGCCTTGATTGCGTCTTTCGCACGGAAAAGAACGCCTTTCATGCCTGAGGCTTCCTGAAGCCCAAATACCTCGCCAGCGGCGAATTTTGGTGCGTACATCATCTTCAGGTCGGCGGTGGATACGCGATAATTCAGACCAAGAGACTGAGCTATGCTGGTGGCATCACCCTGTATTGATGATAACTCTTCTTGTTTCTCGTTTCTGGCGGCAATTTCTTCCTCCGTGATGTTGCCAAGGGCCAGGTTTATCCGATCAGCGTCGGCCTGTTTCTCTTCATCGGTGCGCCCGGCAAGAACCGTGTTAATTCTCTGCAATATCTCCACATGATTCTTGCGCATGCTGAGCAATTCCGGCGTAACCTCGTTAAGATCCACCAGCCCAAGGATGGCAAGGTCGGAAAACATTGATACCAGGTTGTAGGTCATGCGATAGCTGAATTGGCCATAGGCTGATGGCAACTGCACCGCATCCATTTGATAGGCATCCATAAATTTAGAGCCGTCGTTTACGACATCCGCAATTGCAGGTGTGATTTTCCCTGTGGTGGCGGCCTCCCTGATTGCTGTTACCCACGATTGAGTCAGTGCGGCGACTGCATGATTCAGATTGGCTTCCCGTTCTGCTGCGATGCGCGCGCTTGCTGCGTCCATTGCCTGCTTGATCTCGGCTTTATTGCTGTAAATGCCAATGGTGCCAAACTGTGCTGTGGTGATCTCATAATCTGACGCCCGGAACTCATGGGTACCGAAAATGGCATTGGTGACCTCAAGTTCAGAATCCCCGTTACGAGTAGCCCCCTGGCTTGTTTTCTCCGGCATTTTTGCGATCGCATCCGCTATTTTCTCCTGAATTACTTCAGGGGATAGCGTATCTCCGTATGACGCGATTACATCGCCATAATTGGAGCCAAACAATTCAACCAGGAATGTTTCTGCCGAACGGATCTGGCGGTTATTCCCTTCCGACATCATACCAAGCACCCATTTTGCAATTGACGACTTCAGCGCGCCGTCACGGCGATCCGGGTAAACCGCATGCTTCAGTGGGTCCGTATAGGTACCAACAAAATCAATGCTATAGCCTGACTCTGTAGTCTGAACGCCGTATGAGTCAGTGATTTTGATCATGCCGCGCTGCCGGAAACGGTAGAAATCGTCACAGGAAATGATGTCGTTAATCCCGGCGATGGAGACGCCACCACTGATTTTCTGCATAACAGCATCTTCATCAGGAGTTACATCAACCTGTTTATCCAGCGTCTTCACATCCCAATTACCAGATTTGGTGCCTTTGAAGGTGAAGATGATCTCCACGTCTGCGCGCTGGCTGTCGAAGTCCAGCGACTTAATGCGAACGATATCACCGGCACAATCGTAGTATTGGCCTACACGCCATGAGCGATCGCCGATAACAAGGAACTCACTCGCATGGTTAACCATGTCAGGATCAATATCCAGAATGCCTTTATTTATTGCATCCTCCATCAGCGGGCGCAGGCGTTTGATATCCGTCGCGGCCTTCTGAGTACGGTTCAATAATTTCTCATAGCGGGAGATGGCCTGAGAGATATTAGCCTTGCGCTGAATGGCGCTTTTCAACGACGCGCGATACTGTGCTAACAACATACGGTCTGTGTGATGGACACTCCCCCAGCGGGCCTTCCAGTCTGCGTTATCCGCTGCCTTGGCCATTGCCGCCTGTTTGAATTTAGCTACCTCGACGGTGGTCTTTTCAAGTTCCGCTTTGCTTCGCTCTAATTCAGCGGTAAGTACCTCCACATCCTCGCCAGCTGCGTGCTGCGCCTTGATGTAGTTCTGAAGGTCGATAGTAGCCTGTTCTTTCTGGCGAGCGCGTTTCGCAGCTTTCGCCTTATCCATTTGAACCTGCATCATTGCCAGACGTTCGCCGTCATCCTTCGCGGTATACATCTGCATTTCGATCATGTCATTGGCATCGGCGTTCTCCATTTCTGACTTATCTGAACGGAGGATATCGGAGATCCAGCCTGCTTTACGCTTCAGCGTCTTCAGTCGGTATTCATCGAAAGACCCCTTGCCGCAGTAGTAGTGAACGCGAACGCTTGCACGGTTGGAACCAACTCGGGCACCGCGACCGTTACGCTGTGCGATACTGGCTGGTGTCCACGGCAACGTCAGGTGGTGGATATCCGTCGTTCCTCGATGCAGGTTGATACCCACCTCTGCCTTTTTGTTGCAGATGATGATCGGAGTCCGGCCCTCCTGGAAGTCGGCTGCAATCTTTTCCAGACCGCCCAACGACATTTCATTTTGCTGCGCGATATAGGCGTCATACAGAGCCATTTGCTCGTTGTATTTCGCTATCTGTGCATCTGTTGGTTCATCCGGTAGCTCTTTCGGCGGTTTAACCGCTTTCAGTTTCTTACCGGTTTTACCTGCCTCGGCAACCGTCTGAGCATTCAGGATCCCCACCTTTGAAGGTTCAAGGTTTAGAGCATTGCAGATAATGCGCTTGAGCTTCTGGTGCTTCGTTTTTTCATCGGTGAAGATGATTTGCTTACCTTCCGGGAAAAACTCCTTCAGCGTGGCGATCAGCTTCGCGTATTTCGGCGTAACGGGGTGAGTTACGGTCTGTTCGTCAATGCCAAACCTGGCCAGGCGCTTATTCACTTCCTGCTCGAACGCTTCCGGAACCTGCAACTGAATAAACTCGCCCTTATCTATCAGGGAGTATTGCGATTGCTGCGTGATTGAATCATCACTGTCGTCGTCTTCGCTGGTGGCTTGTTTAGGCAAACTGTCCGCCAGCTGCTGCACCGCATCGGCGTACTCCGGCAGGAAACGATAGGTGATCCGGCGATAGTACAGGTCCATGTCAGTACATACGCGGTCCATATCCCTGATTATTGAGAAGATCGGACGGGCTTTCTCGTGCTCAATCACGCCGTCTTCATTGACCGAGGTCGTTACGCCATTGTTGGCTTTGGCCGCCGCTTCCGCCTGCTGACGCAATTCTTCATACGCCGCCAGTTGTTCTTCAGTAAGTGGTGCATCCTGCTGGTGTTCGTCCAGCTCCGGGATCTCCACGGTATCCTTAACGTCTTCCGCCGTTTTAAGCGTTACCCAGCGATGGAATATACCGCGCAGCGCATCAAGGTTTTCAAAGCCCACCAGCGCCATTTTTTCTTCAACTTCACCGCTGATTTTCTGTACCGTTTCCAGCCTGGTCTTGCCGAAGAATTTAACGAAGTCATCAGGACCGTAGATCCCCATGTTCTGCCAGTATTCCTTCGGCAGAACATGAGAAAGCATGTTGTATGCATCGATCGGGGTGTTAACGACTGGCGTTGCAGTCAGGAGAACCGGCCCGCGCCCGCCATTCTTTTTCATCAGGTACGCGTTTTTAATTGCCATATCTCGCGCCGATTGCGCCACCGCGCTGGTGGGCAGATAGGCCAGTTGTGACGCTTCGCGACCATTTTTATAGCAATTGCGGTAGTTGTGGCCTTCGTCAGCAATCACGCTGTCGAAGCCCATATCCTCAAAGTACGGATACTTCTCTGCTTTTTCGGTACCGGTATCTGAATACTCCGACAATACCCGGCGACGCGCGGCCTCTTTGCGGTGGGAGTCGGAATCCATTGCACTGGCTACGCGCCCGGCGGCAACGAAGTCATAAAGCATATCCTGTGCATGCTCATCTATGGTGTCATCACGTAGCGGAATGCGGGCGTATTGTTCTTTGGTAAACACGACTGCACGGTAATTTGAGTGCGGGATCGCGTTCATCCGCGCCGTGATAGTGGCTTCATCTGCCAGCTTAAGAGCATCGCGCATAACTGGAGTGCCATCAGTACCAAGAACAGGTTTACCGTTCTCATCGAGCACCGGCACCTGGCGAATCTGATCGCCATCCATCAGCACATCAAGACCGACGAACAGGTAGTTACTGAATGCCTCTTCACTCAGGAATTCTTTTGTTTCGTAATACCAATTTTCCAGCACTGATTTAGGCACTACATACGCAGTACGGGTAGAGCGACCGTTCTCATAGTTGAACGCCTCAAGCGCCAGCGCGGTCGTGGTTTTACCCAGCCCGGTGCCAAAGCCCAGGATGCCGCGCCCATCTTCGGACAGTCGGCGCACCTCGCTATTCTGGTAATCAAATGGCTGGCGCTTACCGCTTAATCCCTTCAACCCAAGCGGATCGCCAGAGTGTTCATACGGGATATTGCTATTGAACACATCGTTGTATTTGGCAACCAGCTCATCGTAGCGATCGTGCGTCTTGATCCACTTATTGAACTGGTCCTCAAGCAGTGCCATCTGCTCGCGGTAGCCGTTCGCCGTCGCGCTATCTTTGCCACCGATACGCGCACCATTGAGATACTTTTCCAGCTGTGCCGGGAACCCGGTCGCGTTTTCACCTGATTTACGGTCCCACTCGTAGCGGATCTCGCCTGTTTCTTTATCCTTGCGCTGGACGACACCGTATCGGTGCCCGACGAACAGACCATCACCACCGTGATAGGTGTCAGAAACCATTTCGTCGCCTTCCAGCTGCACTGACTGCACATAGCGCAGATCCGGATAGCCGTTTTCCTGCAAAAACTCCAGAATGACGGAGCGGTCGAACCAACGGCTATTGAGCTTAAAGCGGATATTCTCTGCTGGCGTCTTGATGCGCTTCTCTTCGATCGCTGCCAGCTGATTAAGGACGTTGTTTTTTACTGGACCGTCGGGGAGTGTGGCAAGGAATTCCTGTTTTGGAGCCACTATCTCGTTAATGTCGCCGCTGGTGGCGCGGGCGAACGGAACAATCCCGCCATACGGTGAAACCGCAATACCAGGGGTGCTGGCCAATAAATTAAGCAACTCTTCATCACTGGCTGGCAGTTCGCCGGTAAACGCAAGGCGGAAATCATCGAGCTGGATTGGATCGCGGGTAAGATCGCTATAGAGATAACGCAGGGTGTCCTGATAGCTGGTGGAGTCATAACTGGCGCTGGAATCATGCGTAACCAGCTTTCCTGTCAGCTCGTCAGAAATAGTGCCATCCAGCTTAATTGCACCACGGAAAGCAAACCAGGCGCGCGCACCGCTCCCCGATAATTTCGCTATCGGACCGCGACCGGGGTTACCAAAACGGTCAATCTCTGCCTGCAAACGGGATACCAGAGAAAGGCGCTGCTGTTCGATTTGTTCAGCACTATGCCCGGCGGCCTTCATGTCCTGATATTCAATTAACATCCGGCCAATCATCGCTCCGCGATACAAGCGTTCACGGTATTTTTCAGGTTGGCTGTTAATCCAGTCCACCAACTGCACCATATCGTCGCTGATTGATGTGGTGTACTTATCGCGGACATTTGCCATCTGGGTAAATGTCATGCCGAGACGACCTTCTGTGGTAGTCAGGTTACGCTGAAGAGCCTCCCAGCTATCCGCGCCATAACTGGCAACATCAATCTTCAGCTCCTTCCCGGCATCAGCTTCAATCCAGCGACCACCAGCATATTTTTGCCATACGCCATTAATCAGGCGCATTTCCCCTTCATCAACAACATCTGCGGTCGGTGACGGTTCAGCCATATCGAGCAAAGACCAGTCGATACGACTTTCGAAACGATGAATCAGCTTCGCTTTAAGAGCCTGGTTATCAATCTGCCCGTCGGCACGAACCTCAATACGCCCCTGGAATCCCTTCTCCTGAGTGCCATGAACAAACCGGCGGCCGTCCTTTTCAAACCACTTGCCAGAAATAAACGTTGGCCAAAGCACATTTGCCGATTCAAGAGTACCTTCATCCACCAGGGGGATTTTCTCAGCCATCTCCGCCGGATGTTTGCGCATCAGCACCACATCAACGACTGTACTGGTCCCGTTTGCGTCAAAAGTACCGGTAGGCAAGCGGTGAGCGCCAAGAAATTCAGCTTTACGGGATAAGCGCAGGCGTAACCGCTTCATGTTTGAACCTGAAACAATGGACGGCGGCACAATCACGCACATGAATCCGCCTGGCTTTATCTTGTCCAGCATGCGGAGCATGAAGTAAGAACCCATGTCCGTTTCTTCTGCGTAAGGCTTATCGATGTTGCGTGTGTTATCACGACCGCCGAACGGAACGTTACCCACAACATGGTCGAATGAATCGTTAGGCGTGCTTATAGCCAGCTGTTCGAACGGGGAAATCTGTACGCTGTCTTCCGGGTGTAACAACTGGTTTATACGACCGGAAACACTGCTGATCTCAGTCGCGGTCATCACCGTACCAACCGGTTTTGTCTCATTAAAAACGCCGGTTCCCGCCGATGGTTCCAGAGTGTTACCTACGTCCGCGCCGTAGAGCTTCATGATCTCCCAGACACCTTCAGCGATCGGCTTTGGTGTGTAATATTCGGAGACGGACCCGCCAATGCCGCCTTCACCGGTGTACCCAGCCAGGATCTGGCGCTGTTCATCTGTCAGTGTCGCGCCGTCCACCAGCGAATTAAGCAAATCTATCGCCTTCTGATTCGCCTCCCGGCGCAGTCGGTCATAGCTTTTGCCTTCCACCTTTTCCACGCCGTATTTAATCGGCGCTCGGTGAGATGTTATTGCCCTAATGTATTTCAATATTTCGCTGACACTTGAACAGCGAAACACCCGCATATATAGCTTGTTCATTGGTAATCCTTAACAAGTGACTAGTGTTAAATTTCCGTTCAAACACGATGCGAATTATTCTAATTAAGGTGCAATCTTGGCAGACAATAAAATCACGCTATCCTCGGTCAGGAAGGCGCTGGCGGGGGTTTTTAAAGACAACGGAGAACGGGACAACATCCTCCTGTCCGCGCTGGCTGTGCACGGCGGAAGTGGGTATTTGTTTTCTCGCGCAGGGGCACCGGTACAACTATCCGGCTTCTTAGGCGGCAAACCGGGCGATAGTGGCATGGCTGGCGATGGGCTGGTGGACGGAAGTCGCTTTATCTTTGATGAAGTTCAACTGCCGGAAGACCGCTTGCAACGCTATCCGCTACTCGAAGAGATGGCGGTTTACAGCACGATCGCCACCGCGCTGAACATCCATATTACGCACGCGCTCTCTTTCGATAAGAAGACCGGACAAACCTTCTCTATCGTGCCGGTACACAACGGAAACGATAGTGACTATGACGCCGCGCAGGGGTTGTGTGACGAGCTGATGAACGACATCGGGCGAACCATCAACAAAGAGGTCGCCGGGTGGGCATTTATCATGTCGGTATTTGGGGTGGCTTATGTCAGGCCATACGCCAAAGAAGGCATAGGGATCACGTCTTTTGAGTGCTCCTATTACACCCTTCCGAGCTTCATCAAAGAGTTCGAGGTCAGCGGCAACCTGGCGGGATTTAGCGGCGATTATCTGAAGGACGCGTCAGGGAAAATGGTTTTCGCTGATCCGTGGGCCATTATCCCTATGAAAATCCCCTACTGGCGGCCTAAGTCAAACCTTATGCCTGTGCACACTGGCCATAAGGCTTTCAGCCTGCTGGATAATCCGGAAGAGCGCACGCCGATTGAAACCCAGAATTACGGGACCAGCTTGCTCGAATACGCCTACGAGCCGTACATGAATCTGCGTTCGGCGATCCGCTCGCTGAAAGCAACGCGTTTTAATGCGTCGAAAATTGACCGAATCATCGGCCTGGCGATGAATAGTCTGGATCCGGTTAAAGCAGCCGATTATTCGCGCACCATTACTCAGACGCTTAAACGAGCAGCTGACCTGATGGAAAGACGCGCACGTGGCGCGAATAACATGCCTACGGTGACCAATACCCTGCTGCCTATTATGGGCGACGGCAAGGGACAGATGACTATTGATACGCAGACCATCCAGGCTGACATCAACGGCATTGAAGACATTCTCACCTATATGCGCCAGCTGGCGGCAGCACTTGGCCTCGATTACACCCTCCTGGGGTGGGCAGATCAAATGTCCGGCGGGCTTGGCGAAGGTGGATTCCTGCGCACGGCAATTCAGGCCGCCATGCGCGCCTCATGGATCCAGCAGGGCGTAGAAGAGTTCATTCAGCGGGCTATCGATATTCATCTTGCTTTCAAGTACGGCAAGGTATACCCGGAAGGTGATCGCCCGTACAAAATCGAATTCCACTCCGTTAATACCGCTCTGCAACAAGAGCACAACGATAACCGCGACTCGCAGGCGAACTACGCCACCATCGTTACGCAAATCCTCGATGCCGTCAGCAATAACAGCGTCCTCGCCAATTCCGATGCATTCAAACGTTACCTGTTCAGCGATGTGCTGGAGATTGACGAAAAAATCTCTGAAGCACTGGTGAACGAACTGAAAGCGGAAAGCGAGGACGACGATCACCTGATGGATTCCATCATCAAAACACCGCCACAGGAACTGGCGCAAATCCTTGAATCGGTCTTTAAAGAGGGAAACGAGAATGACTGATGTTTTGAAAACGGTCACTGACCGCTTTTGTCTCTATAGTAATGCTAGAAAAGGTCGCCAGAACGGGCGACAGTATGTATTAAGCGCGGTAAAGGCCATGCTTGAAAGCAAGGAAACTCAGGAAGGTTTACGCCTTGGTGAGCTTTTCGGCTATTACGGTCACGGTCGCCGCCAGCTGACCGGCAAACTGGAAGTACCAGAAACCAGCGTGATCATGGTGGAAGGTCGCCCGGTCGTAATCGACAATGTTCCAGCGTGCCGAACAGTGGCTATATCTGTTGACGACAACGGCATCGTTACCCATACACAGGAAATTCTTAACACAGAGCCGGGTAAAATTGTTGCCGCGATGATCGAAAGCCGAGCTGGTGGCTGGAGCTGGGCCACTGGCGGGCGCGAGTCCGGGAAAATCGCTGTAACCACCAGCTTCCATGGTGTGGATTATGTGACAACGCCGAACTATATCAGTCTGGATCATCCTGCCAGCGCCGGAATGTTTGAAAGCGCGGATTCTAAATCTTTACTGGCAGAGTCCCTGGCTGCGCATGGGTACTCCGACGAGTCAGTGCAGGCCGTTATATCCCATTACGGCAAAATGGCTGAACTGGAAATGATGGTGGAGGCGACAGAGCGTACGGCAGAACTGGAAACCGCACTACTCGAAAGCCAGGGCCGCCACCTCGAAGCAATGGCCAAGATCGCAGATGCTGAAGCGCGAATCGCTTTGCTGGAGGAAACAGCGGGTATCCGCGACGATGTGCTGGCAGCAATGCAAGACGAACTGGATAACCTCCCGATCTTCGTCTCCGCCGCCCAAAAAGACGCATTCCGCCTCAAAGAACCTGGTGATGCAAAAATCGTTGCCACACTTTTCGAATCTCTGATCAAAGTTGGCGCACGCAACTTGCCTGTCACCAAGAAAATTAAGGAGGTTCCGCAAGCGTCTAACGTCCAGGCACCGCGTGAGACAAGCATCATCTCGTTTAATAATTCAATCAATCCGTTTAAATAACCACCAAAAATAACCCCGGCGAGTGCCGGGGTTCTCGTTAACTATTATCGACTTCGCCTGCGTGCCATATATTTGCGCACCGCGCGGCGTGGACAATCTGAAGCGGTTTCTTTCTGCTGCATCAATCTCGCGGCCATGCTCAAAAATGTCAGGCACAGCCGAAGCCCGGCATACAATAGCGGTTCCAGTGGCCACGTTTCATTAAGCACATATACCGCCATGAAAATCGAGTCGAAAACTATCGCTGCCAGCGATAACTTCATTGTCGAAAGTCTGCGGAGCTGCCGGAGTTTATTCATTGACCAGTCCCGTCAGGCAAAGCTGGCGTTCTTTTTCACGGCGAATCTTTAAACCTCGCAGGGGCACGCCGTTACTGTTCACAAAATCAGGGAGATGGTTACACATATTCACCCATTCCCCTTTCTGCGCCCACTTGTGGATGGACGTTTCGACTCGCATGCCTCGCGCTTTGCTGTAGTAGGTCCGTAAGCTATTGCATCCCATATTGAATGCCGCGCTTGTCATTGCACTAAAGGCATTATCGGGCATGTCTTTGCCCCGGAAGTGCTGATTAATACAGCGTTCAGCGATCAGGATATTCTTTTCCCAATCAGCGGCGATTTGCTGGTCGGTTTTTCGCACACCCGGCGTTACCCCGTGTGTATTACCGATCCCGTCAGTCCATACCCCCGCCGGGCACATGTATGGATCACGTCGGCAACCTTCAGCGTTACCAATCAGCTCAAGCCCCGCCTGGTTGGTTCGCACATTGCCATTACCCATTACGATGGTAATCATCACCGCGATAGCGCAAATTGCACCGCCTCCTGCGGCTGTTTTTCCCTTCATAAAGACCTCATAAGCGAATTTTTACGCTCCAGGACAAACACCCATTCACAGCCAATACCGACTGACTCGATCCCTTTAGAAGGCACAGGATAATGCAAATCACTTGTTAGCTACGTTTCAAAGATATACATTATTGCTCTAATCATTTTATTTTATTAGGTAAGATAAGTGGCACAACGCGGTGTAAACAAAGTCATCCTGATTGGTACCCTGGGGCAAGACCCGGAGATCAGGTATATACCAAATGGCGGAGCGGTCGGAAGACTAAGCATCGCAACAAATGAATCATGGCGCGACAAGCAAACGGGCCAACAGAAAGAGCAAACAGAATGGCATAGAGTCGTTTTGTTCGGGAAACTTGCTGAAATTGCGAGTGAGTATTTACGAAAAGGTTCTCAGGTCTACATCGAAGGGAAACTTAAAACCCGTAAGTGGACAGATGACGCCGGTGTAGAACGTTACACGACGGAAATTATCGTCAGCCAGGGCGGCACCATGCAAATGATCGGCGCTCGCCGTGACGATTCACAGTCCTCAAATGGCTGGGGGCAATCGAACCAACCTCAAAACCACCAGCAATACAGTGGTGGCGGTAAACCTCAGAGCAACGCCAATAACGAACCTCCAATGGACTTTGACGACGATATTCCGTTTTAGAGTTTATGAGTAAAAAACGACTGAAAGAAAAGCGGTGGTCAAGACGCCGACAAAAGCACGAACTCGCAAACAAACGCCAAAGTTGGCAATGGCACGCGCTTTTAACGAATAGAACACCCCGAGATATTGCTTTCGCTGGTGGGAAAACATTCCTAACCAACCTGAAGGCGCAATACATCAGTTTTTAAGCAGAGAAAAGACTATGACAGCACAAAATACTAAAACCATTCAATACCGCCTGCGTAATGGCCAGAGTGTAGAAGTGACCATCAATAATGATGGTGTACCTGGCGAAAAGGTTTCGATCTCTGATCTGGCTATCGAAAAAACCATCATGTGCCACCTTGGCTTTACTGAAGAAGTGAGCAAAAAGCATGGTGTAGCTATCTGGCGCACAATGGATACTGGCATGCGCAGATTCATTACTGCTCGTACCCCTGGTATGACCATGATGGACCTCATACAGATTGCGCCGCTGTTTGAGTGTGAACCTTTGGATGTATTCAGCAATCCAGCTATCTGCCAGCAGTTATATGGTGAGATGAAACTCGCGGTTACCCCCATTGTGCTGCATGAAGGATCGCTTGCTGGCGTGTGGAAAGTAGAGCGTATTTCAAGCTACATGCCCTTCCACTTCCATGTCAACGGCATAATCACTGGTGAAAACCAACCTGTTTCCGTTACAAAGTCAGACCTCAAGCGCGCAATTCTTGAAGCAAGTTGTCGAGTTATCGGCATGGGCAAACAGTCTTATGTTTCCTTCCCGGCTGGCCCTGAAGGCTCGGCAGAAATTCTGATGATGGATGCCGATCTGCTCTGGCAAATACAGTTTCTGATTGGCAAAAGCATCATCCGCGCTGAAGAACTCGATCAGTACATTACCTGCACGATGACGGATGAAGTCAAAAGTGTGGCTATAGCCAATGCTAGGAACCTGTGTCGTACTGCATTGGCAGAGCTGCAAGAAAACACCACGGAAGAGGTGGAAAGTGATTAATTTTTACTAGAATAAAAAGGGGTGCCAGAGAGCACCCTGATAATACGAAATTAAAGGGAAATAAATTACATGAAGTGTAATTCTTTGCCCTCTGTATATGCAATGATGGTTAGACAAGCAAGATAGGGCGAATTAAAATTAATCAAGAGTCACTTTGTTAAGATGCGTAACATTACTTTAACACTTTATGCTTGTCATGATATTTGCTTGGAAGCCTCATGAATACATATTCTGATAAAATACACAACCTTATAGATATAGCCAAATTAGCTGTGGCCATGAGGGAACATAGCTATTTTTTCGCACTTCGTCGAGGAATAGATGTTAATTTTTGTGCTGATTTAAACGGGAGTGGTACACAAGGGATATTCATAAGAAAAAAAAGCTTTAACGCGTATGAGCCAAGTTTTATTGAAGTAATTTTTGAACCCACTCATAAAAACGATGATTCATTTCTATACGAAGAGGACCTTACTACCGATCAACGAAAAGACTACGAACCTAGTATTAACAGAGGAAAACATCGGTTCGTTGCCCAACGTGCTAAACTAAATCTCGACTGGGACAGTAATGAAATCCAACAATGGCGTTTGGATATTGAGCGACTTTCTAAACCACACAACACTCTTAATGACTGGTTAGAAAATGATTCTGAGATAATGATAATACATCTCTGCGGCGGTTATAGGTTCCGTGAACCAGTGATACTCTCTCAAAGAGACATTAAACAATATGTAGCTTCAGGATTGACTCTGGAAGACTTAAAAAATCGGCTAAAGTGCTCAATATGTGGTGAGCGAAACGCCAAAATTAAAGTTTTTTGATCTACTTTAATAGGAAATGGCTTGCTTCCATAACCTAAAGCAAGCCACTACGCGTTTACTTTAAGTACACAATTAACATATCAGAACAGATTATTTGTGCACAATCAGGGAGTTAATATACGATCTGGTCTACATGATCACCAAAATCATCGTCGTCGTCGTCGTCATCATCGCCACCATCTACTGCTGGCCAATCAACAAACCAGCCAGCGTAAAGATGCAGCGTTCGGAGAACATCACTTGCGGGAGCATCAAGGGTGTTAACGAATCCCATATAGCTATTGGGATTTGCCCCTGCTATGGCTTCAGCGATCATGTCCTCGGTAATGTCACCGGAGATAATGCTTAAACGCCCGGAAACTTCTTCATTATCATCAAATTCGATAATGGCATCTCCGCCTAATGGCGCTGCGATTTTAATCCGCATTATTTAGCTCCTTTGCCACACCTAATAACAGTTCCAGCAATCCGTCACCATTCATCAGTGATGCGGCAGCGGCCTCTTTGTCATGATACAACTGAAGAGCCATAGAGAATACTTCCGTTGCTGACGTTTTGGAAATAGTCGGTGATTTCTGCCGAATTTTCCCGGTGTTACTTACTGAGGCTGGCGGGTATACCTTCGCCATATAAATATTACTCAATCGAGATCTGAAGCACCATTCAGGCTTGCCACGCCCACCGATATTAACGAAAGATGGCTTATCCCCTTCAACATTGGCCTTCAGGAATGACCGGGCTTTCTCTAACAAACCAGGGTTACTGTACTCAAGATGATGACCCAGCTCGTGCCACAGTGCACTTGCATTTTCATCGTTCAAATTGACAGCAACAACACCATTAAGATTTGCATATGCCCTTCCCTGGTGGTGAACCACCTTTGATAAGGTCGAAATTTTACCGCCGGTCAGGCGATAAATATCAGCAAGTTCCTTGCGCAGGTCTATCCCACCATTCTGTCCAGCGCGGGCTTCTTCCACTTCTTCCGTGATAAAAGAGTCGGCCCACTCAAGAGCTTTTTCTTCAGATACGGATGAGTTTGCGATCGCACTGTTCATGGCAGATAACACTTTCTCGTGGACCGAACCCATACTTCGCTGATTCATTTGCCAGCGTGTCTGCGGGTTATATGAGAATCGCTTAAGTAGTTGGTCAAGATGCTCAAGTTCTTCTTCGCTGACATACTTTTTAGCCTCACCAATAATGCCAGGGAGAATATTGCCGTTAGGATTAAACGCTCGCGAAAGGAAGAGTTTCAGCGCCCCCATGCCCTCCGATGCTTCAATATCACCAATACTGGTATAATCCCACTGGATATTTACACCCGTGGCGAAATTACCTATTTCAACATAAACATCATAGGTATCACCGGATGTATTTACCCATGCAAAATTAGTAAATCCAACCGATGTCCGTCGCCATAACGCACCAGTAAGACCTTTTGGATTCCCATTTCCCGCACGAAGAACAAGTTCAGATATACCAGCCTGCATAGGGGAGTTAACATTATATCCAGAACTACCAATCAGGCTTATGTAAACCACGGAACTGGCCTGTGGCATGGTTACAGTTGCCAGCTTGAACCATCCAGCACCACCACTAAAAGACATTGTTGTTGAGTTGATCGTGCCTATAGACCTTGGAGTTAGCTCAATGTTTTTAGAACCGTCAAACGACACCCCATTTATAGTTCTAGCGGTTTGTAACTTGGTCGCTGTAGCCGCGTTACCGGATGTATTCTGATTACCCGCAACGTTAACACCAGGTAAATTAATATTCGCAGTACCATCAAAGCTAACTCCGCCGATAGTTCTTGCCGTCTGTAGTTTTGTAGCAGTTGCTGCATTGCCAGTTGTATTCTGATTGCCAGTGGCATTCACACCAGGAATGGAGTCCCTTGATGTATATACCTGCGCCCACGCTGACCATGCCGCATCAGTGTGATCTCTTCGGGAGCGAATGAAAACCGGCGCATGTGCACCGCTCGTACCACTCCAGCCAATAAGCAACTCGCCCTCACCAGCAGCACTCGCACCTTTCATGTGCAATACGTTGCCATACGCGGTCGGGTAGCTATTGTTGTACGCCTCATACATCTGCAATCCAGTAGCAGCACCTTGTGTTGTATCGGTGAGCGCAGTAACACGCCCTCTGGACGTAATTGTTGGTATCGAAATGTTCGCAGAACCATCAAACTTAACACCGTTGATTGTGCGGGCTGTTTGCAGTTTCGTAGCGGTTGCAGCATTACCGGTAGTGCTCTGATTACCTGCTTTATTCACGCCCGGCAGGTCGATATTGGCACTACCATCAAATGACACCCCGCCGATTGTGCGTACTGTTTGCAGTTTCGTAGCGGTTGCAGCATTGCCGGTAGTGCTCTGATTACCTGCTTTATTCACGCCCGGCAGGTCGATATTGGCACTACCATCGAACGACACTCCGCCGATTGTGCGTGCTGTTTGCAGTTTTGTGGCGGTGGATGCATTACCTGTCAAAGATCCACTAAGAGCCACGGCACTAAGAGACTTAACACTTACATCCTGACCCCATCCGGAAACAACAACCTGACTCCACGCTGTCCAGTTTCCATTAACAACAAAGCGAACGTATATACGTTTTGTGTCGCTGTTAATCAGCGTTTGCATGTTCGCATAATCTGATCCCGTAGTCTTACGAATCGACTCTACACGAACCAAAAAGTTACCGCTTACGCCGTCAGGCTTATTGGTAATATTTGCACCACCTGCGACAGTTTTGCATTGATAGTATTTAACGGATCCAGCTTCTGTATTAGCAATAATCAAGTCGTTTAAATCAATAGTCCGGCCGTCAATGGCTTCCGGCTCGATGGCTCCTGCTATCCCGGCACTGAATGTAGCAGCGGCTGAAAACGCTGTCTTACCTTTGAAAGTCTGTTGAGAACTCCAGGTATTAGCTGTGCTCAACAGGGGGATCTTTTCGCCGCTGGTTCCGATTTCTCTTAAACCAAGGTATTGGATAACAGCCAGTGTGCTTGTTTTAGCCAGGATATCGCGACCGACTGACGTTAAATCAGTCTGGGAAACAGTGTCTGTACCGGTAAAGTACGGCAATTTATTTGCGCCTGTCGCAAGACCAGCAAGCGCGGTTAAAGTTGCATCCAGAGGCTGTTTGCCTGCCAGCGCATTTGTCATTGTTGTCGCAAAGTTCGGGTCATTGCCCAGTGCTGCTGCAAGCTCATTCAGGGTATCAAGAGCTTCAGGTGATGAGCCGACCAATGCAGAGATAGCAGCTCTTACATAAGCGGTCGTAGCAATCTGCGTGTTATTCGTACCCTGTGCAGCGGTAGGCGCAGTAGGTATTCCCGTTAATGCAGGACTTGCTAAAGGAGCTTTAAGAGCCAGAGCATTGTTGATAGTTGTGCTGAAATTCGGGTCGTTATTGATCGCAGCAGCTATTTCTTTAAGCGTATCCAGTGTGCCAGGTGCACCGTTGATAAGTGCCGTTATAGCTGCCTTAACAAAGGCTGTATTTGCGATCTGCGTGCTGTTTGTACCTTGCGCTGCCGTCGGCGCGGTTGGCGTTCCTGTCAGACTCGGGCTTTCTATTGGCGCTTTGGTATCAGCCAGCTCTTTTACAGACTTAACGGCTTTAGGGGTAGCCGCCATTGTTTCGCTGTCGCTGTTAGTTGCGCTACTGAGCTGAACTAATCCCTTTTGTGTTGTGCTTGCATCCTGCGCCGTATACTTGCTTTTAGCCAGATCGTAGGCTTTTTTAACCGCCAGCGAACTTGCAGCGACATCACTTCTGGTACTGGTTACAGAGTCGGAAATTTCAATGCCTATCGTGAGATCGATGCGGTCGGATACATCTATCATTTCCTTAGTAATAGCAGATACGCCAGCAGGGATATTCACCGTACAAACAAGCAGTTCCCCATCTCCTAACTGATATGAATCGGTATAGGTTCTGGCAACAAATTCAGCCGCATGAATATGTGACGCGGTATTAACCTGATAAGAATCTTCTCCAAGGAGGTATCTTCCCTTCAGCACAATTGCATATTTCTTACCTGCGCTAAGTGCAAGAGAAATATCCTTACGCTGCTGAATAGTTACCTGGTAGAATTCACCAATATTCACTGACGCCGCGCCAGCGGTTTTATCACCATCCACTGAGGTGATTAACAGGTTCATCCCACCGCCAGGCTTAGGAAAAAAACCGGCATAAAATCCAGGGTCAACAATTCCCCTGAATTTTCGGTTTAGCGCGGCTGACAGATATGGTTCGTGGTATTGCACATCAGCCACCAGAGCCAACGACTCGGGTGATGGGTAAGTAACCGATGTGACAACTGTAACGTCATTCATCAAGCATATCCTTATGCTGTAGTCGTGTTTATGGCCATAACTGCGGTATATGTTTTGCCCACATACAGCGAGTCTTCCTGGACACAAATAATGGCGATTGGCTTGTTCTCGTTATCCAGAACAACCAGAGTGTTGAATGGGTAGTTTTTCCCTTTCTGCAACTGGCTTTGATCAAGGTCCATTCGGACAGTAATTATCCCGCCTGAGTAGGTTGGGACGAGGTTGATGGTGCAAAATTTACTGGTCAGTTCTGCCAGATCGAAAGCCTTTGGCAGTTCTCCAATCTCATAAGTGCCATCTCCTTTCTTAGTAACCAGTGAACTGGTACCGAAAACGGCCTTGCTGATTAAAAATCGAGAGCCTTTGTTAATGGACGATTCAGCGCGCCGCTGATAGTAATAGTCCAACAACTGACTCTTATAGAGGTTTGTTGAGACGTCAGACATGATTTTCCCTAATCAATGTTGTGAAGCCTCATTGTAAGAGAAGTAACTTGTCACCCCGCCCTGCGGACGGGGTGATTGTCAGGCGTCGCTATCCAGCAACAAATCATCTGCGCGTGTGCGATCAAACGTAGGTGTCGCTTTCACAATAGTGCCACCAGGCGTTGCGGTGATCGGGGCGCTAATCGACGTAACTCCAGTAAGCGAAGTTGTATCCGAAGTTTCAAACCAGCAGTACGCTTTTTCGGTATCAGAAATCTCGTTCAAAGTGATCATGTCGGCCTGTTCATTCACAACAACCGACAAATAGAGCGTAAGCCCATCAAACACTATATGCAGTGGCAGTAGAGGCTTTACGAACTGATTAAACTTTCTGAGAATTTCTTCTGTAATTGCGGACTGATCTATCGTGCCAGTAATACCCATTGTCCTGGCCAGGTCGTTTATGGGAATACTGATCATCCCTCTGGAAGTCAGAAACATCTCGCCGAATGTGCTGCCGGTAGTCTCCAGTGTGCTTTCTGGTATTAGAACCGTGCCATAGGGATGACGCTCAAGGTCCACCGGTGCATATATCGGATCCCATAAAACAGAAATACCGTTAAATTCGCGGTAAATTGTCTGGTTTATAGGGCGTTCAGTCCCCTTAAAGTGAATCTCATCAAGACGCTGTTGTAACAACATCGGAACGGAAGATGAGTTCGACGTTCTGATAGTAAAGAACTGGCCAAGTTCATTTGTCCTGGTCTCCAGATCCTCCTTGCTCATGGAAAAAATAGACTTCCGGTTGGTAATTCGCTCCAACCATGGGTCAACAAAGGTATCCATCATTGACTGAACCAAATCAGCCAATGATTTATAGAGCAATGACTTTTGCTTAGCTGATGTAAGCCGGTTATTAAACCAGGAACGCTGCATCACTCCTCCTCATACGAAATATTAAAGGTGGAGTTTTCTGTATCCAGATAAACGAAATCGTAAAAGCCGTTGGACTCATTCCACTCGACAAATTCCAGATAAAAGTCGCGGAAATAACCCAGCGTTTCGATAAATGCCCAAACGTCTTTTTTCTTGATTAGGATGTACTTGCCGACACGGTTCGGATCAAAGAAAGTTGAGTCACGCCCAAATTTTGTTTCCAGTGCCGACTTCAGCTCATCAGTCACGTTCTCAATGGTCAGGCTTGCCGATATCCGCCCGGTGATGGTGATCTTAAAGGGTAGTTTTCTGACCTCTTTATACGAGAGTTTCTTGTTCAACTCATTCGGCACCTTCTTAAAGGCAGCCAAGATCATTTCTTCAAGCTCTGACTGGCTTTTGTTTGGATGCCATCCTGAAATAAATATCTTATTGATATTCTGAACATTATAAGCACCATCTAATTTTTCTTGCTGACCCTCGCCCCATGCCTTTACCCAGGACAGTCCCGGGATGTTACGCACCAGAAAATACGTATAGTCCCCGCCCCATACGACCTGATCATCATAGGCAAGGTAATATTGTGCACGGTTACGTGTGATCTCCGTTGTTTCGGCATCGGTACCTGCGGTTATAGGTGTCGTTGTCTTAACTGAAATCAAATTAGCTAAATTAGCCGCAGAATCGACAGGCGTCAGGTTTTGGCCAGCAACCAGGGTTATATCGCCGTTGGTGCACCATACCTTAAGCGTAATTGTCGAACCTTCTGGCGGTATTTGCCCAATTAGCCCATCGCCGAATCGAACACCCAACTGCTCGGATGGTTTATAAAACTCAACGTAGACCTGGCTTTTACTACCGGCTAACCGGAACATAGTGCTGGAAGACCACTGCGTGGTCTTACCATCGGTCGTCACGAATACTTCCAGCTTATAGCAGACAGCAGTGAGAGCCTTTGATAACACGACTTCCAGAAATTCTTTGGCTGCCGTAACGGTATATGTCACCTCCTGGATTTCCAACTGTGCCACTTCTACCGTACCGGTGCCGTCAACCAACCTGCATACATCCATAGTCATGTAAGGGTACTGGTCGTCAGATATTAAAGGCATGTTTTTGGGGATTACCGCTGGGGCATCTTCACTTGTGGCGGTGATCTCAATCATCCCCGATGACGGTGTTGGCTTGGTACCAACGTAACTATTCGTTTCTGCCGCTGCCAGGATAGAGGAACGCCGCGTCGCGGTCGATATAAAGCCTTCAGCCAGCGCCGCATCGGCATACTGAAAGCACCTGTAGACAATCTGGGTAATAAACAATGTCAGCATCGAGACAAATTGAGAGCCGACAAACTTCGACCAGAATGAATCTTTCTCGACAAGCTCTTCAAACTCTGCACGAATACTGTCTTTAGTCGGTGTTGTTTTACTCATAGCACCACGTCCTGTGTGATAGTTATATCCCTGATACGAATGGATATTTTCAACTTATCAAAAGCATCTCCCTCGGCTACTGACAAACCAGAAATCGGTATGTCAGGTAAATCTACCGTCAGTTTTTGCAACAGCATTGCCTCAACCGCAATTTGAACATGCGACAAGTTGGTCGGTTCGTGTTTAAACTGCGGTAAAACATTGCCCCATGACGGATCCCCGTATACCTCACCCTGATAAGTGTTTAGCCACTCATATAAACGAGCGCCCCAGGCCTCCTCCTGGGACTCATACGTTTTTACGCCGGATAACTCCAGCGTCAGTAAAGGATCAATTTCATTATTGTTGGCCATCAATCAACTCTCGCGTAGTCATTCATCAACGGATCATCAATTGACAGTGGCACCGTGCGCATAACGCCCGGTTGAGGCGTGCTGACCTTTACGACAGTTCCCTGGCCTTTCGCCGAGTCTTTAGTGTGCTCTTCAATCCTGGCAAGCAATGAGGTCATCTGCGCAAACAGCCGCTTCGTTTCACCATCAAGTGAAACGGTATTATCAGCCAACTGCATTGTCGGCTTGGCACCGGAGCCGCCAAGATCACTAATAACCTGCCCGTCTATCTGCATACGACCGGTTGGTTGCTGCAAATCGTTGGCGGCAGTCGTCACCTGGGGCGTGGAGTCTGGTTGAGGAGAATTATTTGAGCGCATTCCCCGGGCATTAATGAGTTTGTCATACAGTCCATCAATCCCCATTTGTGCGCCGAGCTGGTCAAAGTAACTTGAGTTGTTGGCCACCGGACGTGCCTCTTCAACTGGCATAGGTGTATCAACATACACATTGCCAGCTGCCGTTGCGGTTCCCCTTCCTCGTGCACGTTCTTCGAGGGTTCCCTGGACGACTTCCCGACGCATCCCCCGGCCATTCATGAATTTGTTGACCAGATCGTTAACGCCAACAGCATTGCCGATTTTGTCTACCAGACCGCCTTTCTCAAACGGGCTATCACCAGGGGTAAACGCCAGACCAGTAGACTGATCGATAACGGCGTTATCAGGCAGTGGTCCCCTCACTCCAAATTGCGCCCCACCCTGTGCTCCTGCCCCAGGTGTATAGATTTCACCACCTAAATAGCGAGCACGATGAGTATTGACCTTGATCGCGTACTCACGGTTTTCTTTCGATAAGTCACCTGTGCCTTTTTTCCACTTATTAATAGTGCCAAACCCAGCGTTATATGCAGTGATGGCCTCGTTTAAGTCTCCATTGGCTTGCTTCAGATACTTGCTCATGAGAAGAGCCGCAGCTTCTGCCGATTTTTCCGGATTAAAAGAATCTTCCCGGGATAATCCAGTTTCCTCACGAGCAACGCTCGTAAACTGGAACATTCCGAGAGCGCCACCACTTAGCTTTCCATTTGGTGATCTTGTAAGCGTAGATTTTGCGTTAGGATCACCACCAGATTCAGTTGCAGCGATCGCGTAAAGAGTACCTTCAGGAAGGCTATATTTATTCTCTAGTTCAGCAAAATACGGAGCCAACTTATCGAGATTTGCCTTACCTTCAGCGCCAAGACTTCCGACTTTTACATCCAAGTTGCCATTGTTGTAGGTATCCGCAGCTTTCTGAATGTCATTCCTAGTGCCAGTGGTATTAAGCGACGATGATGACGAGCTATTTTGACCAATAGCTTTATCAATTTTCTGCAACGCGCTATTGCCCGTTTCTACGGCATTTGCATTGATAATCTGATTAGCAGTTTCTTTAACTGTTTTATTGCTATCTTTCGCCGTGTCCAGTGCCGCATTTATCACGCGGGTAACAATATTAGTCTGTTTGGCATCGGATTCAGTTTTAGAATCAGATGTCTCCTGGTGGCTATTAACCGGAGCTTTTAACTCTGGAGTGATTTCTTTCGCATTAGCCTCGCCGATCGGATTGGGTATTTTTGATACAATCATTGCCGCAGGGGTATTTTTAACGGCATCAACCGCTGCATCTAATGCTTTACCGGGTAAATTTTTAACCCCATCCCAAATATTACCAGCCGCCTCTTTAATGTGTTTCCCTGGGTTCTTAATGAAATCAATTGCACTATCAATTGCATCACTGAAAACCTGTTTCAGGTTATCGACAGTAAAGAAGTCTTTGATGGCATCCAGCTTTTCAAGCAGCTTATTAGATGTATCGCTAAACCATGCTGAAACAGCATCACCAATCTTTGCTGTGTAATCATCGAACTTGGTAGAAATGGTGTCGCCAAGGTTAGAAATATATGTTTCTAAGTTGGTAATCCCACTATCAATGGCCTGGGCAATACTTTCCGTCGAAAATGATTGCAACATATTGCCGATATCCTCAAATCCAAGTGATTTGAGAACCTCACCAATGGCGCTGCTAATACCAGATACCAGTCCCCCCATATCAAGAACATTAGCTAACGTATAAGCGGCTTTTTGCTGGAATGATGGATCTTGTCCTGATTTAAGCCCAAACGCTCGACGTTGCGCTTCTGTATCATTCCAACCGGTTACCGCATCATAAATACCTCCAGCCACTGTGCCGACTAGGGGAATTGCGCGTAACGCCCCTTTACCAACTGCCTTTAATCCAAGTTTACCTGCTGCCCGGGCAGCCAAATCTCCGCCTTCATGGGCGAGAGTCTTCTTGCCACCACCGCGTAGCATTCCTACAAGTTTCTTTGCCCCCAGAGCGCCAAAAGCGAGTGCTCCAGCTTTTTTCAGCATGCCACGCCCCATTAACAACGACGCGACGCCACCGGCCCCCTTCCCTAACAGGCTAAATAGTTTGGACAGCAAGCCGCCCTTCTTTTTCCCGGTGTTTTTGGCTATCTGATCAAGGGCGCTAAGAATCTTGTCATTGCCCTCTTTAATTTCGCTGGTCTGCTCCTGAAGTTCCTGAACCGTCCGTTTTTGGGTGTTAATCTGAACGACATCGGCACTATTTTGCGATTTACGCCTAAAAAAACCTTTTCTACGGCTGTTATCGTCATTGCCACGAATCACATCGGCAATAGACTTTCTGGCACCATTAAGCGATCCACCAACTTCTTTTGATATCCCGCCAAGCTCCTTCCCTGCTGCCCACAATGGACCAGCAACGGCATAACCTAACGCATCGACGGCACGAGTCTCTGAAGGATTACCTATGCCTTCAGCTACTTTTGACAGTTTTTTTAATAAACCTGATTCAGCATTTAGACGCTCATCATCCTCTTTGCGCCTGGCCTTTTCAGCACGTTCAGCACGGACATCTTCCGCTGCGGCCTTACTCCCTGACTTTCCAATAAAACGACCACGCGCATCGCGTTGGTTTTGGCTTTTTTGCGCACCGCCTTTTTGATCGAACATTTCGCGAGCGTGTTCGGCTGCTTCGGTCCGTTGTGCCTTTATATCCTCTGGTATAGCCTTCCTGCGTCTTTTTTTACCCTTTGGTGTAGTTGATTTGGCCTGCTGTTCCTGTTGAGCAATGCCCTCCTGAACTACACGAGAAACGTCCCCTAAATTAAGCCGTTTCATTGCGTCAACAATAGGGTCTACTGATGGCGCATTGGCCACAAAGTCTGGCCGGGAATTTTCGATTGTT